CTATTTAGAGGAGAGGTCATGACTCTAATGATGCACAATAAAATGCTTGTTAATGACATCAATACGTTCTTCTGCTTTTGCAATAATATCAAGTTGATCTTGAATAGCACCTAGAACATCTGAGTGTTCACCAATGCCTACAGGATTGTGTAGATAAATCTCAACATTAGTTTTTGCTTTACTGATTTCACCTTGTGCTTGCTCAAGCAAAGATGTTACTGTTAATTCTCTTAAATTACAGGACATTGTTTTTTCTTCTATGTAGGTTATGTCAGGTTGATTGATGTAATGTGTTTCGTAATCTCCACTCATCGGTCTCCTGCTGCACGAACTTCAGATCTATTGATCTCAAACTTACCGCCAGGATATCGTTTCTCAAGTTTCTTTACATTACGTTCAATGACTTCATCAAATGAGACATCCAAAGCCATTGTTGCTTGAGCGACATACCATAGCAGATCACCCAACTCAATGATAAGATGCTCACGGTTGTCTTCGTTCCATGGTTTTCCTTGGAATACCATCTTCTTAATGATCTCAAGGAACTCACCACCTTCAGCATTGATCCCAACACCAGCAGTAAGAAGACGCTCAATGTTGGCACCCTCACGATCCAACTCGCCAATACGATCAGCGAAGTCAACAAAGTTTGTTGAAGCTTCCGAAGTAACTCCAGAAACAAACTCTTCATAACGGTTAAAATTAATGGTCATACATTCCACTCTGCGAATTTTGATAGTCTTGATTGTGTATCAGCAAATTGCTGGAAGTCCTCACCAGGATCTTCTTCACTGATGCTGATAGCAGACGCATCATCTGCAACATCATACAGCTTCATTTTTGATCTGTCAATCCCCACCATGAATTTTCTAGAGGTAACGAGGTCTGAGTATCTGTTTTTAAGTTGTTTGACCAAGATGCGACCTTGTTGCTCAAGCTCCTCAGTAGATATAAGGGCAAACATAAAGTCAGCAGTGGCAGGTAGACCAAAAGACTCAGAAGTATCGGTAAGGTCTGGATCAGAATTGCCATAACCACTACGAGTAGTTTGAGTGGCAGAGACAATAGGGACAGAACATTCCACAGCAAGACCGCGAAGCTCCTCCGCAATCGCCTTAACGTAGGTATACGAGTTAACAATGGCACCTTTGTACCTCACACTTGCACATATGTTTAAATAATCAACGAAAATAATATCTGGTTTGAAGTCTTTCTTCAATTTGAGATCGCTTAAGAGTGCCTTGAAGTGTCCTACATGAGCAGACGCTGTTGGATACTCTTTGATAATAAGTTTTCCTCTAGTCTTTTTAGCGATCTCTTGAACTTTACTAGAGAATAGAACTTCTGGTAGTTCTACAATGTCTTTGACATTAACGTTTAGAAGATTTGCGTCAATTCGTTCAGCAATCTTCTCCTCTGCCATTTCACATGTAATGTAGAGAACGTTGTAGCCCTGAGTGAGGGCGGAACCAGCCATGTGGCACATGAATAGAGACTTCCCGACACCCGTACCAGCAAGAGCGACGTTGAGAGTCTTGTTAGAGAGACCACCTTTCGTGATAAAGTTAAACTTTTCCAAATCAAAGGGAATCTTCTCTTCTTTCCTGTGGTAGAATTCGTATCTATCTGATGATTGCTCAATGTAATCGTGTCCAATATGTTCATCAAAGGAGACAGCAAGAGCATCTTGCAGGATACTAGGGATAGCACCTTTATCAAGTCTCTTATCTCCGCCATCAGCAATCTTGATGGACTGCATGAGTGCCAAGTATATAGCTCTGTCTTGACACCACTTTTCTGTGGCATCTAACAACCAGTCATAATCAACCCACTCATCAGTCAGAGAATTTATTCCCTGTAATGAATCTTTGAATGTCTCTTCTGTAAGATCTGCTCTACTTTGGAGATTAATTGCAAGAACTTCTTTAGTAGGGATCTTGTCATACTTCGCAGCAAAGTCAGCAATCTCTTCAAAGATAACTTTTTCGTGGTAAGTCTCATAATATTCTGCTTTTAGAAAAGGAATTACTTTACGATAATATTCTTCATTAAAGATGAGATTTCGTAAAATAGTTTCTTCAATACGTTCACTCATCTAGTTTTAACCTCGCAAAAGATTTCTCACTCAGTCTTTTCTGAATTAGTTTACCATAGTCTTCATGTAATTCGCAACCAATGTAATGTCTTTGTAAGGATTTAGCCACCAATGCAGTTGTTCCTGATCCCATAAAAGGATCTAATACAATGTCACCTTCTTCACTACCTGCCTTAATACATGGTTCAATCAAGTCAGGTGGATACACAGCAAAGTGTGCTCCTTTGTATGGTTTGTTTGTTACTGTCCAGACAGATCGTTTATTTTTTGTTGTATAGCTCTTTGTAAGTCCTGAATGTGGTGCCAGTCCTGTTCCTTCTTTGTGGTACTTTCCGTTGTCTCTGTTTCTTGTACCCCAGTCTTGTTTGACTGGTTCTTTGATTGCTTCGTTGTCATAATAGTATTTTCTATTTTTACTGAATAGGAATATATACTCATGTGACTTAGTACATCTATCCCTAACCGACTCTGGCATAGGATTAGGTTTGTGCCATATAATATCCTGTCTTAAATACCATCCATCAGCACGTAATGCAAAAGCCAACATCCAAGGAATCCCGATCAAATCTTTTTCCTTTAATCCTTCTAACTTATTCGCTCGTTTGTTACATTCTTGTGGCAAATCCTGCTTGGTTTTACTCACAGATTGCTTAGGATAGGATTGTCCTTTGCCAGGTCTATAGTTGTAATAACTATCACCTATATTTACCCAGAGTGTACCATCATCTGCTAAGACATCACGCACAGATCTGAATACTTCTACTAGATTTTGGATGTATTCTTCTGGTGTTTGTTCTTGTCCTATCTGTGACTGTTCTCCACCATAGTCACGTAGACCATAGTAAGGAGGTGATGTGACACACATCCTAGGCTTCTCTTCCAGAGACTTTAAAGTAGTACGGCAATCACCAAATAAAATTGTATCAACTGCCATAACTAAATTCCTTTTGTGCTGCCTCCTCCAGTTTTTGCATTACTTCTTCTGTGAAGTATTTGTCTGGACTGGCAAGAACAGCAGAAGGATAAACATTAGATTCACCAATGCGAATCCGATTCCCCACCCTCTGGAAGACTCCATACTGTTCACCCAGTTCCAATAAGCCGTAATACTTGTCAAGTCCGCGTTCGTCAAAAAATAAACGTGTTGCAACTTTACTACCCTCCACTGTTAAACGAGATTTCTTAGCCTCACACTTAATAATATTTCCTACAACTTCTTTCTTACTGTCACGTTCTTTACTCTTGGTAAGATAGATGATAGTAGAAGCAGCGTACTTAAGTCCTGTTCCACCACCCATCTCTTTTGTAGGCATATAAGATCCAATCACATCATATGTATGATTGGTCACAAGCATAGGAACTTGTGCTTGTCCTAATTTTAAAGTAAGTACACGAAACGCACCTTTAATAAGTTGCGATTTAGTCATGTCTCTTACTTGTTTATCATTAGCAATATCTTCCATCTCTTTAGATGTAGATAACATACCAAGACTATCAAGAACAAACATCATAGGTTCACGTTTGTCCTTAGGTTCCTTCATATACTTATCAACAATACGACAAGCTTGTGTCCTAAACTCTTCAATCGTTGCAACAGGAAACAGTACCATACGAGAACTGTCAATACCACGCGACTCAATCATGTCACGGGAAATGGCGGATTCAGTCTCAAAGTAAATGACGCCACCTGTAGGATTAGACTCAAGGAAATTACGAACGACACTAAGAGCAAAGAAAGTCTTACCAGTGCTTGATTCTCCTGCCAAGGCTGTAACTTTGTTGGCAGGAAGACCTCCATACAACGAACCACTAACCAAGGCGTTAAAGATATAACTGCCAGTATCAACGTAATTAGTAATGTCGCCAGCAGCAACTCCTTCACTAACCAAACCAGCAAACTCATTTCCACTGTCTTTAATTACGGTATCTAAGAATCCCATTGTGTTACTTCATCCTCATAAAAATTTACATAAACATATTCATTGCTCATGAGTTTAGCAAACCCAAGAGCAGTATCATAGTCCTCAAAACATTTGATGTCTTCAGAACCAATTTGCCCAACCACATGATTCGTCCATGTGACAACAAAAACTTTCTTAGTCATGAAAAGAAACTAGTAATTGAAATGGTCTTCTCGTGAGTCCAACCAATACATTGTAGCACGTTCTTGAGTGGCTCAAGAAACGACTTCTCAAACTGTGTTTGATAGTCCACATACTTCTCAATACCAAATTCTTTTGGCAACTCACCAAAGAAACTAATAGCATTTTCGTGAATTGGATTTGGTGTCTTGAGATACATGAACTTAATCTTCTCACCTTCTTGGATGAGAGGATGCTTGTTTTCTACATTATAGTGCTTTACGTAGTGATTGTAAAGTAGTGCACCCCTTACGTGGATGGGTGTTCCTTTTTGATAGATTTCCTTTGGGTGACGGTACTTGGCAAGGTTGTTAACTCCTCTGGGAAAGGCGACTTCCTCGTAGGGTCTTTCTCTCGTTTCTGTTCGGACATCATTGATAAAATTGATAAGTTCATCATTTGTCTTGCCGATAATAATTTTAAACGCTGCATACAACTTGTCTCTAAAATAAGCAGGAGTAGAGCTCCTTGCTGTTTCAAGACCCATGATTTTCATCTTGGGTTCTTTGTATCTAACTCCTTCACTGTCCCAGACGTTAAGAATGTAACGCTTCTTTGCAGTCCAAATACCACGATCAGCAATGTTCTCACGCTTCATGCTCATCTTTTGGTCATACGCTGAAACGTACGACGCAAGTTCTTCATATGAACGTTCAATAAAAGGTTCCAGTTTTTCTTGGCAGATCTTGTCAAGTATTGCCACAATTGCTGCTTTGTCGCCAGACTTAGCACCAAAAAATTTACTAACAAGAGGTCCGAGATTAAGATAGATTGAGTCAGTGTCGGATGCAATGACATAATCCTCCTTTTCAGTGGAGAGCAATTTATTTAGGTATTCGTTCATACGGTTCTCAATCCATCTGATTGATACCTGACCAGACAAAGTGATGGCTTCAGCATTTGCCAGACGATAATAACGGAAGTGTTCATTACCGATAGCACCATAGGCAGAGTTGAGAGAGATCTTCTTTGCCATCTGAATATTATTACAGCGAGCAATCTCTTTCATGAGTTCAACAGTAGGAGTTTTCTCATACTGTTGCTTTGCCTTGATCATCTTCTTCTTGAAGATGACACGGCTATCGTACATTTTCTTCATCATTTGAGGAAGAAATCCATGCTTATCTTTTCTATACTGTGCTCCGTTAGCACACACAGAAAACTCACCATCAATCTCTACTTTTTGATCAAGTATCTTATCAACTGTAACCGTTGAGTGTCTTGTATCTTGTAGGGTTTCTGGGGAGATATTATATTGCATGATGAGATGAGGATACAGACTGTTGAGATCAAAAGAGACCACCCAATCATAGAATCCAGGAATCGGTTCCTTGACATAAGCACCAGCATATTTTTCAGTTTTAGTAGCACTCTCCTTCTTAGGAGGAATTGCAATCTTACGCTTTAGCAGTTCACAATAAATGTAGTTATCCCACATGCGAACCTGACTGAACACATCTTCATAGTTCACCTTAGCATCGTATGCCATGGTGTATGCTAGTTCAATAAGTTTCATCTTGTCATCTAGTTTGTCAACAAGACGAACGTCATGGATGTTGTACTCAATGAACTTCTGCCAGTCATTCTCATAGAACTCTTTGAATGTATCATACTCAGAGTGATCAAGTTTCTTCTCACCCAGTTCAACAGAACAGATATGATCAAGACGATATGATTCTTGGTTAGTATAAGTAAACTTCTTATACAACTCAAGA